TATTTTTAAATAACACTAAAAAGGGTGTTGACAATGTAACACTATTGGTATATACTTAAGATACATTAAAAGAAAGGACAGCCAAAAGGCTGGAAGGTGAAGAATTATGATTAATATTGACGAACTCTTAAATTATGAAGAAGGAAGAAGTGTTTTAGTAAATTCCGGATATAACGCAAAAGCCGGAAAAGAAAATTATCAACCTTGTAATACGGAATATGAATATGCAACAGATATTTATTTCTGTTTAGAAAATAAGGACAGATTAAAAGAAATAGATAGAATATGTTGCACTATATACTCTGACGAGTATATATATACTAACGAAGATGAAGGTGTATATAATGTGTTAGATAGTGACACGTTAAAAACAACCTGGGAAAAAGATGACCCACGAATAACAAAAGTGGGTGTTCTTGCCAATTTAAAAAAACTTATTGGTAGGAATATAGATAACCTTGATACAGATGTATGTGAGGCTTTTGAAGATTATGACGAGCAAGGCGAGACTTGTATGTCTTGCGAAGAAAGTCAAGATAATTGCACTTATGTAGCATCTATAGATGTTGAACATTCGACGTCATTCGTCATAAATTGCGATAGTGATAACGTAATAATAGACGTTTGGATACAAGAACGATAAAAAATAACTGATTTAAGCTAGGAAACTGCGTAAGATGTATAATCGTTAAAATAGGCGGTTATACATCTTTTTTTATTTTAAAACAGAAAGCAGGAATACAACGATGAAAAGAATAGAGTTTGAACCAGGAGAAAAAATTTCTGGCACGTATTGGACAGTTATAGAAGAAGCCCCAAGTAAAAACGGAGAAAGATATTACAAATGTCGCTGCATTTGTGGAAAAGTTAAAGAAGTAAATGTTAAAAATTTAAAGTATGGGAAAAGTAAATCGTGTGGCTGTGTGGCAGCTAAAAGATTAAGCAAAAAATACAAGGGCGTTGTTAAAAAAGAGAATGATATAGATTTAACAAATAAAATATTTAACAAGATTAAAGTGGTTAAACGCATAAGTGGGAAGGGAGTTCAAGCAATATGGGAGTGCAAATGTTTAAATTGTGGAAAAATCTTTAATAAAACCCAACATAATCTTACATCTGGTCGATGTGTGTCCTGTGGATGTGCAAAGCGGGAAAATTCTAAAAAAAATATAAATAAATATCTAGGCCAGGTAGAAAATACAAATCTTAGCACAATTAATAGCAATAAGCCGGGGAAAGCAAACACTTCCGGAGTTAAGGGCGTAAGCTATCGAAAAACAACGAACAATTATGTTGCATACATTGGCTTTAAAGGCAAGTTAAATATAATAGGCTATTTTAAGACGCTAGAAGAAGCAGCAGCCGCACGAAAACAAGCGGAAGAGAAATTGTATAAGCCAATTTTAGAAAAATATAACTATAAATCAAACAAAGAAAATTGACTTTGCAATATATTTATGCTATATTATTTTAATAATTAAATATAAGATTTACACCCGATAATATTAATATTGTTATCGGGTTATTTTTATGTTATTAGATATATAAAATTAATCAGCTGGAGCAGGTCCAGCAGAAAGGGGAATATATGGAGAAAGTACAGGAAACACCAGACACACTGGAGATATTCCAGAATGACATAGAATTATATCTAACAAAATTTTGTGAAGAGCACAACATCGAAGATATGACCAAAGAACCACAGAGCAGATGGAATGCTGCATTAATGTATATAAATAAATATGTTTTCAGTGATAAAAGTATATTAAAGCTAAATAAGAATATTAATAAAAATAATACTAATTGTATTATGGATAGTAATTTTTATATGTATGATTTAGATAAATTAGAGTATATATTATATATATATTATTATATGTGTTCTATGTATGATAAAGAATGTAGTATATTAGGCTTTAGCTTATTAACTGGAATACATAAAGATACTTTTATGGATTGGGGAGCGAATGAAAGAAAGCTAAGTACAAAGGGCTTCGAATTGGTTCAAAAACTGCGCGATTTTAGAGAAGAAAGTTTATCTAATAAGCTTGCAACCGGCAATAAAAACCCGGTTGGAATTCTGGCAATACTCAATCGCCATTTTGCTTGGAACTTGCCCGGTGTTAGTCGTGAAAGCAGCAACAAAACAGCTCTAACAGCCGCAGAAATACGCCAGCAATTAAACCAAAATAATACACAATTAACGGATAAACAGCAGATAAACGCTGTAAACAATTCAGACACAATTTAAACAGCTTGCAAACCGCTTAAATACTGGGTTTGTGAGTAATAAGTATTTATATAACGCTGATAAATTAAGGTTTATCGGCGTTATAGTATGGATATGGTGTTAATTGTGTTAATTGTTTGAGAATATGGCGTAAAATAGACACAATTACACGGACAAGGGCGGAGGGGGTTTATTTGTCCTCGGAACACGCCCCAACTAAGTCACTCATTTTTCCACGACAAGAAAAAGGCTTTATATATTAATATATATTTATATTATTATTACCCACATAATACACATATTATATAATTATATATAAATAATACCTAACTATTAATCATATAATTAATACTAATAAATCACTTATATATTTAATTAAAAATAATCTAATTAACATCTATACATTTAAGCTAATTAGGTGTATAATAAACACATATTAATTAATCACAAGATATTCAATAAATACACACATCAAAACGGCTAATTCAGCCGAGTAAATTCCAAAAAATTTTAAAAATAAAAAAAGGTTAGGAGTTATAAATGCAGGGCAATGAATACCAAAAATTGGCTATGCGTACTAACGATAAAAAGGCATATCGTAGATTATATATTGAATTAACTGGTAAGCTTCCACTTAGTCCTTTAGCAGAAAGCAATGCTAAGTGTAGCAACATAAATGACATAGCAGGACTTCTTAATGGTGTCTTAGGTTTAACTGGCGAAGCTGGCGAGGTATCAGACCTCGTTAAAAAGGGCATATTCCACGAAAAAGGCATAGACTTAGAGCACCTCAAGAAAGAGTGCGGCGATGTAATGTGGTACGTTGCTATGATTTGCGAAGCTTGCGGATTCAGTCTTGATGATGTAATGCAGACAAACATAGATAAGCTTATAGCACGTTATCCGGATGGTTTTGATTCTTACAGAGCTAATCACAGACAGGCAGGTGATAAATAATGGGTAATCAGGATAAGCACTGTTACCAGTGCAAACATAGACATAAGTTATATTGTGAAAAGCCTTGTAATGCCTGTAATGGCAATCCAAATGTTGTAAAAGGCAAGGATAACTTCACAGAGCTTGAAACAACAAATAAAAATGCAGTACTCTTTGAAACAAAAGAATAGCATATTGCCCCTTAGCCAAGTGGTCAAGGCATAAGATTTTGATTCTTACATCATCAGTTCGATTCTGATAGGGGTAGTTCGCAAGTACTTAATCGCTACTTGCACCTTTGAACTTACTGGTTTGGTGGAATTACCATGACATTAAGTTCTCCTTTCACCTCATAGCGAGAGCTGTTAAGGACTGTCAGAAAGTCCGTGAGGTTTTATGTGTGAACAACACGTAATAATTATCTCATAATTAGGCAGTTATCCATAAGGGATAGACAGCGAGCAAAGCTACTTTCTTTGAGCCCAACTGCACGGGTAGAATGACATCCAAGCTTTGCCACGACCTGTTATAGGTGTCATAGCCTATACTGCTATTAAGACTAGCATTGTTTTTCAGTATCAACTATCCACCTTAATCGAAACATTTTCACAATGCTAGTCTTTTAAAACGATATGGAGAAGCGGCAACGATTGGCGGTGTTGCGGCAGACTGTAAATCTGTTCCCTTGCGGTAAACATTGTAGGTTCAATTCCTATCTTCTCCACTTTGCCGATATGGGATAAAGGTATTCCAGTAGCTTGCTAAGCTATCCAACAGAAATGTTGTTCGTGTTCGATTCACGATATCGGCGTTTTGAAAGCACTTCTTGGGTCTGCGTGCGTAATGTTGTTTGCGGACTTATCCTAGGTTAAGAGGTGTGAGTAAGTTGATGTGTGGCGGAATGGGTAAACGCTAATAGCAGATAGAATGAGCTAGTGGTTCGAATCCACCATAGCATAACCACAGGGGAATACCTGATTGCTAGGGGCTTGAAAGGACAGGAGTGCTTGTTTATGTGTGGTTCAAATCCACACCACATCAAGTAGTCGGGTAGCTCCCGAATAAGCAGGCGTTGCAGTAATCCCTGCTGAATAATTAAAATGCTTGTGTTGGTTGATTTGCGAACAGGATGGCAGATAGCGTAATGAAGTGCCATAAATACTTTCCAACACAAGAAACTGCACAACGGATAGTAGTTCAGTTGGGAGTAACGCTTGATTTATTCAAGTAGTCACAGGTTCAAGTCCTGTCTATCCGATTACAACAAACTAGCTTGACGAAGCGAAAAGCACAAGCCTTAGTGCCTGTTTGTTGTTTTGTTAATAAGGCAGTTATCAGAAAGGCAGGTAATAAATATGCTATCAGAAAATGAAATCCAAACAAAAGTTAATTTTCTATCATCAGCAAGGTGTAACCACACATTCCATAAATACATTGACATAACAGGTGATTTGATAGAGGGTACGCTGTTATCAAGAATTTTATATTGGTTTGCACCAACTAAAGATAACAAAAGCAAAGTCAAGATATACAAAGACGGCGAATATTGGATTGCGAAACAAAGAAAAGACTGGTGGGAAGAGATAAGGATTACTGAAAGGCAGTATGATAAAGCAATTAAATCGTTGGTGAAAAAGAAATTTGTAATTACAGCAAAATACAAATTCAATTCAATGCCGACTATACATATACGACCTAATTATGATGTTATCAACGTAGAAGTTAAAAAATGGGAAAATAGTATCAGGCAAGAGGTTATAGCAGAAGATGCAGGACAGGAGTTACATAAACAAGCAGACGGGAATAACACAAAATGTAATTCGAGAATGCCACAAGGTGTAACTCTTTTAACAGGGATTACTAACAATGATTACTCTAACACTAATTACGGAACATTAAATACAGAGTGTAATTCTCTTAACAGAGAACAATGTAATTCTTTTTTACCCAAAGATAAAAAAGCGAAAGAGTTTAAGCCGATAAGCGAATACTCTCAAAGTGATTGGGAAGTTGCCGAGGAAAGAATGATAAGTAGAGCTGGTAAGATAGCTTACGATTGGACTAACGATGAAACACTCAAAGAAAATACAGAAGCATTCTTTAAATACTTTTTAGATAAACACGGAGAATGTACTGGAGAATATCACTACCCATTAACAGATAAGGTTTTATCAAGAGTAGTGGATAATTTAACAAAAGAAACCGACATAGAGCGTGACGGATATACAGATACCTATTATGCGGCTATAAGTGATATGGACGATAATACAGACTACAAGATGTTGGTTGATGAATATTTCAACACAAAGTTTTCAACACAATGTGATTACAGCTTAGTTCACTTTTCTTCTGAAAAGGTTTTAATTAACATTATGAATCACGCTTGTAAGAGTAGCTGGTGCGAAAGCAAAGAATGGTAAGGAGTGATTATTATGGCAGCAGGCGTACACCCGCTAAACAAAGATAAGTTTTATGAAGCAATTAACCTGTACATATCGGGGCAGGTTTCACAGGTAAAAGCGGCAAAAGTAGCAGGTTGTAGCGTACCGACATTTAAGAAATATGCTAACAAGATTTACGGCGGTGAGGAATTACCAGATAATTTATGGGGGAAGAAGTGATATTATGAAAATAACAGAAATGAATAACTGCATTGAGAAAATGCGTGAGTGTTACAAGTTTGATGATGATAAAACGGAAATAATACTTGCTGACTTACGAAGCAATAAAAGTAATTGCGTTACTGTTTGCACAAAAGATGAAAATGGTACTGAAATTGCAATGACAAAGTATTTGAACGAATTAAAAAAGCCAGATTACCAAAAGGAGAAAATTAAATGACAACATTGATTGTAGATGATTTAGGCATTCCACCAAGCACTATTGCAAGTGCTATTGTCAATAGAGTCCCACTTAATGAAGATAAAAACTGCCACATTGAACATTGGAGTACCAGATGGAGAATTGAAAAGGATGGAAAACGTACTTGTCTGGAAGTTAAGAAATTAAAATAAACAATTACCGACTACAAATTGATTGTAGCCGCTGACCTTAGAAAGCTAAAGGCTGATAAAACATAGAAAAGGAGATAGAGAACATGAAGAAGTTATTTGTAAGTGTGCCGATGAAAGGCAGAACAGAGGAAGAAATCAAAGCTAGTATTCAGAAGATGAAAAAGATTGCTGAAATATACGAGGGCGAGGAGTTAGAACTTATCGACAGCTACATTGAGGATAACCCACCTAAAGACAGCAAAGAAGCTGTATGGTATTTAGGTGAAAGCCTTAAGAAACTGGCACAGGCTGATGTATTTATTGGAATATGTGAAAGCTATGATTGGAACGGCTGTTGCATTGAAAGAGAAACAGCAGAAAAATATGGCATTAAAGCATATATGATTCCGGCAAGATATGTAATTGACGATTATAATGTGTACTTTTGGAGAAATTATACGCGGTTTGCAATGACGCAATGCCAACAATCTAACAATATATTTACCGGCTAACAAATAGAGTTAGTTGCTACCCTAGAAAGGAATATTATATGATAGAAATTTATAAAAATCCGAATGGAGACACAAGAACGGCACCTAAAGATGTTACTTTTGAGAAGTTCCAAGAGGCAAACAATATGCACATTAAAGATGTAGAAGCTGTTATGTATGAACTGTCAAAAATAATAGAAGAAAGAGGGAAAAATCACGATTACACCAAAAAATCACAAGAAAAAATGTTCTATGATAATTTTTTATCTACAATAAACAATGGAACGGACTTTGTGAATGATGAATGGTATCAGCTACATATCAAAGCCGAAAGACATCACTTATTATCGAACTGCCCAGGCGATGTAAACCTGATAGATGTACTTGAAATGATTAGCGATTGCGTCTGCGCAGGAATGGCTAGGAGCGGAGAAGTAAGAGATTTAGAAATTGACGATAATATTCTAAAAAAAGCAGTAAATAATACAGTCCAAATGATAAAAGATATGATAATAGTAAAATAAAGCGAAATACCGCCACATAAATGGTTTGTGGCGCTACCCTAAAACAGTTATAGGCAGAGGTCTATAAGCACCTTTGCTTTTAAGTGGAGGTGCTTATCTTGAATTCTGAATTAAATCAACTGATAGATGATTGCGAAAAATACATATCCCAAAATGGAATAGATGAAAATATTATAGAAACCTACTACAACGTGTGCCAGCTTGCCAAGAATGAGGGTGAAATTGACACAATGTTAAAATGTACGGCTAGGACAAAAGAACTCATAGAAAAGGCTTGTATGCGTGATATAGGGCTATCTATGTGGGAGATAGAGAAGTTTGTCTTTAACAATAAAAGTTCCTTTGATTTGCTTGATAAATACTATGATGTGTTACTGCTTGAAGCCCAAAGCAAAATAGTAGATAGTGCATTTATGTATCTTGAAAAGAAAAGAGAACCTAAAGAGCGCTTCTATATGCCACGCCGCAAACAATTCTTAAGAATGGGGCTAATAGAAGCTTTGCAGGGTATGATTGATGATAAATACGATATATTGTGCGTATCATTGATACCAGGAGCAGGAAAGACGACTATTGAAAAAATGTTTAATGCTTTAGTAGCTGGCTGGTTTCCTAATGATTTTTGCCTTTTTTACTCCCATTCCGGCGACATTACACGAATGTACTATGATGGCGTATACGATATTGTTACAAATGCTGATGAATATGCGTGGAACGAAATCTTTCCTAATTTGACAGTTACAAGCACTAACGCAAAGTTAGAACAATTTAATATCGGCAAATATAAGCCATTTCCATCTGTGCAATGTACATCTGTAGGAAGTAAGAATGCCGGTAAAGTTCGTGCAAGTAAGTTTTTACTTGTGGATGATATGATAGGCGGCATTGAGGAAGCACTTAATCCTATGGTGCTTGATAAGCTATGGGATAAATATGCAGTAGATGCTAGGCAAAGAAAAATCCAAGATACGGACGGACACAATTGTAAAGAAATACACATTGCTACACGTTGGAGTGTACATGATGTTATCGGAAGAATACAGAATATGTACGCAGGAAACAAAAGAGTTAAGACTATTGCCGTACCAGATGTTGATCCAGTAACAGGCGAGAGTAATTTTGATTATGAGTATAGCGGATTCACAAAAGAGTTTTTTGCTGACCAACAGCTTTTAATGGATGAAATCTCTTACAGGTGTTTATACAAACAGGAACCTATCGAACGTGAGGGATTACTATTTCCAGATGATAAAATCCGCAGATACCTTAATCTGCCACACGGAGAACCGGAAATTATTACGGCACAATGCGATACAAAGGGAAAAGGTACGGATTATTTCGTATTGCCTGTATTGCAGAAACACGGAGAAGACTATTACTGCATTGATTGCGTATGTGACAATACAGCTGATTATGAAGAACAATACAGAAATGCCGCAGGAGTGCTTGTAAATAATAAGGTGCAGGAATGCGAATTTGAGCGTAATGCCGGCGGCGATAGAGTGGCTATGGAAGTTAATAAGCGTGTTGAGAGCGTTGGGTGGATTTGCAATATTACTGATACACCAACAGAAACAAACAAGGAAGCAAGGATATTTCAATGTTCTAACTGGATATTACAACACATTATTTTCAAAGACCCCTCACTTTATAAGCCTAATGAGCCATACGGAGTGATGATGTCACTATTAAAGCAATATTCAGTATCAGGTAAGAAACAATTAGATGATGTTCCAGATGTTTTCTCAAACTTTGCACTAAGAATGACACAAGGTAATAGAACAGCTAAAGTTGAAGCTGCTATAAATCCATTTAGGAGGTATTAATTCACTATGACAACTAAGGATTATCTGAATCAGATAAGTTATTACAACAAGATAATTGATAATAAATTGATAGAAATAACACAGTATAAAGAATTATCATACAGCATATCAGCGGTTGTTAATGAAGAAAGAGTTATGTCATCATCAGATCCGGACAAAACAGGATGCGGATATGTCAGACTTGAACAAATGGAAGAAAGCCTTGATAAACTCATAGACAAATACATTGATGTAAAAAACAAAATAATAGAGCAGATAGAACAGATAAACAACGAAGATTATTACACAGTATTGTTTCTAAGATATGTCAGAAAGTTTACATTTGAAAAAATTGCAAATGAAACAGACTGGTGTTGGCGACAGGTACACAGGATACACGCTAAAGCATTACAAGCCTTTGAAGATAAATATGGAAATGAATATTTATAAAAGATGTCATAGAATGTCACATTGCCGGCGTGGTATAGTATACCTGTAAGAAATTACAGAACTGTTTTTCATCAAATATTACAATCCTTTATCAGAAAGCATCGTTACTTAATTGTGGCGGTGCTTTTTGTTATGCAACGAGGCAAAAATATGAATTTTTATATGAATAAAGATAAATCAATCATGTGTCCGAACTGCCATAAGTTTTTGACTAAGGCAGACAGCAAAGACCCAAGAACACATAAGCTGGCGTGCAAACACTGCCATAAATGGATATGGTATGTGCCTAACGATGATGATAATTTTCAGATTAAAGAAATACCGGACAGCAGAAGTTCAAGCGGTATGACATTTTATTAGGAGCAAGATATGAACACAATGTATTTTCAAGACCTTGTTAGAGGCTGTTATGGTAGAAAAATTGCATACACGAATGTAGATACAATAACTGCTAACAATGTTGTTAAGGTTATTGGAAGTACTATAGGTGTATTTAATTGGAATAAACCAGTTATTAAGTATCTGTGGCATTACTACAAGGGCGACCAACCAATATTGTATAGGCATAAGCTAACCAATGAAGATATTACAAACAAGATTGTCGAGAACCACGCATATGAAATTGTTCAGTTTAAGGTAGGACAGACATATGGCGAGCCAATCCAGTTTATTAGCCGTAAAGATGATGAAGCTATCAATAAGGCAGTTGACATACTTAATGATTTTATGGCGGATGCCAATAAGCAGGAGAAAGACATTAAAGCTGGAGAGTGGCAGTCGGCAACAGGTACATCATTCAAAGCAGTTCAACCTAAAAATGGAGATGTGCCATTCAGAATTGTAGCACCTACGCCAATGAACACTTATGTTGTTTACAATGAAAGCACAGAAGAACCTATGCTTGTTGTGCAGGAACTTAAAGACGAGGACGGAAATTGGTATAAAATGGCATTTTCCGACACTATGTCTTTTAGAATTGTTGACAGCAAAGTAGTTGAAGCAAAACTACATACATATGGCGAAATTCCTATTGTTGAGTTCCCTAATAACCACGAAAGAATATCTGATATTGAGCTTGTCATAGGTATGTTGGACGCTATTAATAATATGCAGTCTAACAGAATGGATAGTATACAGCAGTTTGTTGAGTATTGGGTTAAGTTTGTAAATTGCGAAGTTGACACAGAAACATTTGAAAAAATGAAAATGAACCACGCCCTTACGGTTAAATCTATCAATAAAGACAACAAGTCAGACGTTGAGATTATGACACAGGAGCTTAATCAGACACAATGTCAAGTTGCTAAGGATGATTTGCTCGATAATCTTCAAGCTATCCTAGCGATACCAAATAGAGAATCACAAAACTCTGGCGGCGATACACAGGGAGCGGTATCTTTGAGAGCCGGATGGGATTTTTCAAAAACTAGAGCAAAGCAAAAAGACCCTATTGTAAAATCCGCAGAGAAAAGGCTCGCGATAGTAACTTTGAATGTATTGCGATTATCAGGGAATGATTTAAAACTATCGCCAAGAGATTTTGATGTACAAATTAATCATAGTCCGTTAGATAATCTCTATACAAAGACACAAGCACTCGCACAAATGCTACAAGCAGGAATAAATCCAAGAATAGCGGTTGCAACGTGTGGATTATGGGGGGATGCGGAAAAAGTATCTTTACAGTCACAACCATATTTTGATGTTCTGTATAAAACAATAGATATGGTAAACGAAGAAATGAAAAAACAGTCAAAAAATAATCAACTTAATAATCAGCAAAATAAGGCAGTTATCGAATAATCGGTAGCTGCTTTTATTTTATACATTTTGCAGCTATGCGGTAAATAGCAGAAGACACAGCAGGAGCGACCTGCGGTAACAAAAGCGTGTGTTTAACGGAGGTAATTATGACAAGAGAAGATGTATTGAAACTTTTCCCAGAAGCAACAGATGAACAGATTACAAATCTTCTTAATCAGAACAATTCAGAAGTTGCAAAGGAAAAAAACAAGGTGAGCCAGTACAAGGCCAAGGCTGATACAGCAGACAGTTTACAGAAACAGCTTGATGAGATACAGGCTGGCAATCTGACGGAACTTGAAAAGGCAAATAAAGCCTTAGATACAGCTAATCAGCAGATAGCCGATTTACAGAAATCTAACGCTATCAGAGACCAGAGGGAAGCAGCTATGACTAATTTTAAGATTACTGCTGAACAGGCAAAGACAGTTGTTAAAGATGATGGAAGCCTTGATTACACCGAACTTGGCAAGATTATGTCCGAGAAAGAAACAGCTGCGGCACAGGCTAAGGAACAGGAGATTGCTAAACATCAGGATATTCCGGGCGGTGGCAGTAATAAAGGTGGTGCAGACAATAAGACAAACGCTGAAAAGATAGCAGAAAGTCTTATATCTAATGCACCTAAGAACAATGACGTTTTATCACATTACATTCAGTAATAACAGGAGGTAAGAAATGGCAAAGGAAATGAATATGCAGTATGAAAAGACTTCATACGCAGGAGATGTTCAGATTTTAAAGAGAGAGCCTAATGAAGCGATCCCATTAACACTTGATTTTGATGGAGTAACAACTACAAACGCACAGGGCAAGAAGATTGTCAAAGCAGGTACTCCAATCGGAGCAAATGGCAAGGCTGACAATACAGCTACAGTAGTGGGCATCTTAAGGTTTGATGTAACAGAGGACAGACCACAGGGTGTACTGATTAAGAAAGCATATCTTAACACAAAGGTAGCAGAAGCACACTCTGGTGTTACATATGACACAACAGTTAAGACGGCTCTTCCAATGATTGTATTTGAATAATAACAGGAGGTAAACAGATGTTAATTAATGAAGTATTAGACAGTAAGTCTATCGCATTATCAGCAACAGAAAACGCTAGTAATCAGATACCTTATCTTGGTTTACAGTGGTTTCCGGAAAGAAAGAAACAGGGGCTTGATTTAAGCTGGATTAAGACACATAAAGGACTTCCAGTATCACTTGCACCATCCAACTTTGACACAATCCCAACACTTAGAGCTAGAGGTGGATTAAGCAAAGAAAAAACACAGATGGCATTTTTCCGTGAGGGAATGACAGTTGGCGAAGAGGAAATGCTTGAAATCGAGCGTATTCAATCAGCAGACGACCCTTACCTTGCAAGTGCTTTATCAAGCGTATATGACGATACTAACAACCTTGTAAGCGGTGCAGAAGTTGTTCCAGAGCGTATGAGAATGTCACTTCTTTCTACAAATGCAGGACATCCAGTAATTGCCATCGTAAGTGATGGCGTTCAGTATGCTTACGATTATGACAAGGATGGTTCATACGCAAAAGACCATTACGCAAAGTTATCCGGCACAAGTATGTGGAGCGATACAACCAACTCAAAGCCGCTTACAGACCTTAACAACGCAAGAAAGAAGTTAAAGAAGCAGGGCAAGATTGCTAAATATGCGCTTATGAATAGCAATACATTCCAGTATTTGCTTGATAATGCACAGATAAGAAACTCAATACTCGCACAGAACCTTACAGCAACTATCGAGGTTGATGATGATACTGTTATTTCAGTAGTACAGAAGAGAACAAAGCTCACTATCGTACTTTACGATAAGATGTACATTGATGATGATGGCAAGGAGCAGTATTTCTACCCAGATAACAAGGTTACACTTCTTCCAGCTGGCAATCTTGGCAGCACTTGGTTCGGCACTACACCAGAAGAAAGAACTGCAAGACAGGTAGCTGATGTTGATGTAACAACATATGGCGTAGGTATTACAGTTGCTACAAAGACAGAGTACGGACCACCTATGAAGATGTCAACATTTGCTTCCGAGGTTGTACTTCCATCATATGAAAATATGGATAGCACATTCGTATATGAGGTTCATAGCGAAGAGTAGGAGGTGCAACTTATGATATATCCATATATAGTGATTCATAACGGAAAATGGTATAACGCAGGCGAAGAGGTTCCCGAAGAGGGGGCTTTTTTAGGTTATAGCAAGACAACCATTAATCGAATGTCTACATCTGATTTGCAGGCTTTTGCCGCAGAACAAGGTATAAGCAACACAGAAGAACTTACAGGAGCAGAGTTAAAGAAGCTGTTAATTGAGAAATTAGGATTATAGGAGCTGAAATTATGGAATACACCACATTAGAGCAAGTCAAAATCAGACTTAAACAATTTCATATTGATACAGTCACAAATGATGATTATACGACATCTGATGTAGTAGTGTTCGATAGTAAAGAAGATAATCCGATAATCGAACAGCTTATCAAACAGGCTACAGAAGATATAAAGGCAAGAAGAAATTACCCTAACAGCTACACAGATGAAATGATAACCGAGGACTTGAAGAAATTTGAGAGTGTTATTGTTAATCTGGCTGTCTACGACCATTCACAAGCTGGTGAAGCATTTATGGCAAGCTATAACGAGAATGGTGTCAACAGAACTTGGAGAGATAGAGACAGCTTATTTGTCGGGGTATTTCCATTTGCCAAAGTATTATAACGCCTATAGGGCATTACAGAATATTAAAGAAGATTGTGCGTTACCATTTTGCTGATGTCGGCAATATGGTAGCAGGCGGCACACATTAAGGGTGGTGGGCGGTGTGCCTATTAATTTTGCAGGAGATATAAAATGAAAGAATTTTTATTACAAACTTATACCGTAGTATTACCGATATTACTTGGATATATAGTTTGGCTTCTGAAGCAACAGAAAAAAGACAAAGACGCCAATAGCAAAGGCACAATGTTGCTTTTGCGAGTACAACTTATCGAATATCACGATAAGTATATGAAAATAGGTGAAATACCATCTTATGCCTATGACAATTTTGTTGAGATGTATAACGCATATCACGCATTAGGAGGCAATGGGATGGCAACTAAGATGTATAACGAAATACAGGAAATTCACTTAAAGAATGGAGGTAAAGATTAAAATGGATATAACATCGGTAACAACAGTTGTAGCAATCGTTGTAATTACATATCTGATAGGCTTAGGAGCCAAAGCAATCCCACACATTAAGGATAATTACATTCCTATAATCGTAGGCGTTGCAGGCGGTATCTTAGGCATTATAGGTATGTATGTAATACCGGACTTTCCGGCAAATGACATTCTTAATGCAATCGCAGTAGGAATTGTGTCCGGATTATCAAGCACAGGCGTTAATCAGATTTATAAGCAGGTAAAAAACAATGCTTGACATTAATAAGCAGGCTATGAAGTATTCACTTCAAGGACAGACAGTAACCATCTATGGAAGAGATGAAGACGGCAATATTCTATATGAGGGATATACCGACACAGAGGACAACTTCATTCCTTATCTTGATGATGAGGGAAATAAGATACCCAAAGTTCTTGAAGAGAAAACAGGTTTTTCAGAGCCGGTCGATTTCAAAGCAAACATATCATTCAGCGGCGGAGAAGCACAGACCAAGGAATACGGCTTTGATACAGCCGATTTTGACGCGGTTTTACTAACAGACAAAGGAATGTACCCTTTGAAAAAAGGCGACCTTATCTGGCTTGATAGCAAGCCTACATACACATCTGATGGACTTGTTGATGAAACATCAGCAGACTTCACGATTGTAGGCATTAAGCCAGCATTATATTCAACTAAGTATATGCTTAAAGCAGTTGTAAAGTAGGTGCATCTATGGCAAGACATACAATTAATATATCATTGTCTGAAAAGTCCGTAAATGAAGCTATCAGGCAGCTACAACAGTATAAGAACTGGCTTATCAAAAAGACTTTACAGCTTGTCAAAGAGCTTGCAGAAGTTGGAATACCTGTTATAGATGAAAATATGGCAAAAGCAAGTTATACATATGATGAGAAAGGTGTTCGTAGCGGTTCAGATACAAGCCATCACAGTTATGTTGAGATAAAATCTGTTGGAGAATATGCCGAAGCAAAATTAATTGTAGAGGGCAAAGAACTTATGTTTATAGAGTTCGGAGCTGGTGTATTCTACAATGGAGCGGCTGGAAGTAGTCCACACGACAAAGGTGTTGTTAATGGTATGGTTATAGGCTCATACGGCGAACATCACGGCATACAAAAAGTGTGGGGTTACTATGACGATGACGGAACCTTAGTTCTTACACACGGCGTAGAAGCACAAATGCCTGTTTATAAGGCTGATATGGAAATCATACAGAAATATGTTGAGGTAGCAAGGAGAGTGTTTAGTTAATGGCAAATGCAAACGATTGGGCGACAGACCTTGAAAATACAGTCACAGCACTTGTCAAGGCTAAAACCCTAACGCAACTAAAGAAAACATATCCAAAGATAGTCATAACCAATGAGGGGGAAAGCAGCGGTCAAGCAGTATTCCCAACAGTATACATTCATTTACTGCCAGCAGTTGAGCAAGGGCAAACACTTGACGGGCAGACGATTAACGCATTGTTAGCGACATTTCAAGTAGATGTTACCACTAACACAAGTAAGTCTGATTGTCGCAAGGTTATGGCAGTAATTACAGACACATTTAAGACAATGAGATTTCAGGGCAATGCAACGCCAGAGTTCTCAATCAGTAATAAAGTACATAAGAGTACCGCACGATTTAGGCGGTTAATCGGAGCAAATGACAGATTATTGTAACAAAGAGCAGAAATGCTCTTATTTTTTTGCAAATTTTTAGGAGGTAAGAAGATATGGCAGATACAGTAGCAGGATTAAGCGCACTGGGAATCACGTTTAGTTATGGTGTTGAAACTACAGCAGGTACTAAACCAACAGCGTTTAAACTTCTTCATAGAATCAATTCTATTGATGAGATTACAGTAACCCCAGAGGCTATAGATGCATCAGCACTTGAAGATTTACAGACAAGAAACATTGCAGGTAGAGATACAGTTACAGATACAGTTGCGGTAACAGTTAATAAGACGGAAGCTACAATCAAAGAGTGGAAAGACCTTATTACAGAATATAAGGCTTTAACTGATGGAAAGAGAATGTGGTTTCAAGAGATTACTCCGGGTATATCAGATGCGGAGTTCTTTGTTGCACAGCCGCCTTCAAAGTTGCCAATTACAGGCAAGGAGCAAAATTCACTTCTTACAATGGCTATCAACCTTATTATTGAGGATATGGTAGGAACAGATACAGCAGTAACCCCAACATCGGGGGAATGATAAGCCAATCGATTGAATCAAAGGCTGTGTCGATTGGTGGCACAAACGCCAAAACAGCCGACTATACATCATATCTCGATGATGTAACAGAATAATTATTTCAAAAGGTAGGTGCGGTGTAAAATCCGCACCTTTCCCTATGTGGCGATAGGGTGGGAAAGGGTAAAAATTATGATGAATATTAATGCGAACGGAAATGAATATAAAGTAGAGTTTTCTTTTGGTGCAGCAGAGTGCAAGGAAATAGTACAGAAAATGTTTTCTGTCGTTAATGGTTCTTATTTACTTGCACAGACAGATAAGAATGTTGCACAGGCTTCTTTTGATGGATTAGCAAATATGACAGCAGATGTGCCAGAAATTTGCATTTTAGCCATTTATGCAGGCTGTATTGACAATAACCCTGTAACTATGGATGAAGCAAAGGAACTCACTAGAGCATATATTACAGAGAAGAGAAAGACAGATAAGAGTTATGGATATAGAACATTGTTTGAAGAAATCAAGAAAGCGATGGAAGATGATGGTTTTTTCGAGTTGAGCGGAATAACAGCGATGTTAGAGGAAATGGCGAACAATGTGGAAGAAGCGACACAGGAGCAGAAGAAGCCGACAGTAGTTCCACAAGACCACAAGAAAAAGCAGACTTCCACAAAATAATCTGGGAAGAATACTTTGTTTTAGCCAGTTCACTAGGCGTTAGTTATTCAGACTTTCTTAAAATGACACCTAAAAAGCTATGGGCTGTTGTAGAGGGTAAGAAACTTGAAAGGCAACGAATGGATTCAGATATATGGCTTGCGATAGGTAGTTACATACTCCCAGCAATCAAGATAGGTGTTAGAAGTGGTGCTTGGGGTAAAGGCGAGCTTGAATACCCAGACAAGCCTATTTATAGAGATATTAACAAAAAAGAGAACAGCAAAGATGAAATACAAAGAAAGAGAGAAGAGTTTGTTTTGAATATGAAAATACGAAAAGCAAACTGGGATTTAACACACCCTAAAAATGATAAGCCGGAGGTATGAGCGTGGAATTAGATTCATTAGAAGTCAAAATTACCGGTACTGCCACTAAAGCTATCAATTCTGTTGATAAACTGATAAATCAGCTTACAAGGCTGTCAACATCACTTGCGACTGTAAATGGTTCATCATTAAGCAGTCTTGCGAGCGGTGTTAGTCAGTTAGGTTCTGCTATGCAGAATATGAACGCAGGGACAGCAGATTTTACCCGACTTGCTAAGAACATCACAAAGATAGGTTCTGTTGATTCGGTTGCACTAACTAACACAGCTACATCACTTCAAGCTGTCACAAAGGCAGTTGCAAGCATATCAGCTATTCCGCAAAATGCAACACAGGTCACAGAATTTGCAAAGTCACTTGGTAAGCTAGGCAGTAAGAGTATAGAAAATGCCGTTGTAAACATTCCAAAGCTAGGCAATGCTTTAAATGGCTTAATGACAACGCTATCAAGAGCACCAACAGTAAGTCAGAATGTTATTCAAATGACTAACGCATTGGCTAATCTTGCTAGTCAAGGTAGCAAGGTGGGTACTTCTTCAAACTCACTTCAAAAGTCACTGTATGGCGTTTCTACGAGCGTCAGGACAGCGACTAAGAGCAGTTGGAACTTGGCAAGTGCAATAGGTAAGTTTTATGCCACTTATTTTATGGTAATTCGTGGCAGTAAGAAACTTATAGAAGCCATCAAGTCAACAACAGATTACATTGAAGCGTTCAACTATCAAGCGGTTGCGTTTGGTAAGATTGGTTCAGAGTGGGATAAAGATTACGAAAAGTACGGATATGATAACGCAACAGCATATGCAGAGAGCTTCCAAAGCAGAGTAAACGATACTCTCGGAAAGCTGTCTGGTTTAAAAGTTAATGTTCAAGGTGGCTTGCTTGAAGAAAGCGGAGTAAAGAACTTAGGACTTAACATACAAGAGATAACACAGTATGCTTCACAGTTAGCTTCTGTTACTAATTCGTTAGGACAGACAGGCGAAGCAACAACGGCTATAACAAAGTCAATGACAATGCTTGCGGGCGATATAAGCTCACTTTTCAATGTGGACTATTCAACAGTAGCACAGAACTTACAAAGCGGTTTAATCGGACAATCGAGGGCATTGTACAAGTATGGTATTGATATTACCAATGCTACATTAGCGACATATGCTTATAACTTAGGCATTTCTAAGTCTGTATCAGAAATGACACAGATGGAAAAACAGCAGTTAAGAGTGTTAGCAATATTAGACCAAAGTAAAGTATCTTGGGGTGATTTAGCCAATACGATTAACAGCCCAAGTAATATGTTACGCCAGTTCAGCAACAATATGAAAGAGGTAGGAATGGTAGCAGGACAGCTATTTATCCCAATTCTTTCAAAGGTTATGCCAGTAGTAAACGGAGTAACTATTGTAATCAAAAGATTATTAGTCAATCTTGCTTCTTTAATGGGTGTTAAGATTGACTTTGAGAGCTTCGGACAAAGTGGCTATAAAGACACATCAGATGGCTTAGAAGATATTTCAGACGGCTACAAAGATGTAGCTGATTCAGCTAAGAAAGCTACATTATCCCTTATGGGATTTGATGAAATAAATAAATTACAGGACGATACAAGCTCAAGCAAGGGCTCAAGCGGTGGTGGCGGTAGCACTATTGATTTGACAGATGATATTGCTAAGGCGGCGGCAGAATATGAAGCGGCGTGGAATAAAGCATTTGCCAATATGGAAAATTCGGCAGTTGCTTGGGCTGATAGAATAGAAAAAGCCATAAAAAAGGGTGACTGGTACGGAATAGGTACTTACGCAGGCAAACAAATAAACAAAGGGATAAATGCTTTTCCTTGGAAAAAAACAGGAGAAGCAATTACAGAAGCTATTTGCAATGTTTTGGATTTTGCAGATGGATTTGTTAGTTCTGTTGATTGGGAACAATTAGGAAGAAATATAATAAAGTTTATTGAAGGTATAGATTTAGGAAAAATAACTGTAAAAATTTTGGACCTAGCAATTGACTTAGGAGTATCAGCAATAAAATTAATATGGGGTGCTTACCAGGAGATATACGACAAATGGGGAATTGCAGGAATTTTGGCTTCTTTGGTTATTCCGGGCGGAATTCTTACACTTAAATTTATTACGGAATTTTCAGCAAGCATAGATGATAGTAAATATGTAAAAAAAGCAAAAGATGGCATAGAAAATATAAAAATAGCTGCACAAGAAAAATGGAATGAAATTACAGATTGGTGGAATAATACAGCAATCGTAAATTGGTGGAATAATGATGTTACGCCTTGGTTTACTAAAGCGAAGTGGCAGTCACTTGGAGATAATACAAAAGATAGCTTGCAAGATAGCTGGACTTCTTTTAATAACTGGTGGAGTAGCACAGGAATATACAACTGGTGGAACAATAGCGTAGCACCTTATTTTACAAAAGCAAAATGGCAATCTCTTGGAGATAACGCAAAGGGCAGCTTAACTGATAGTTGGACTTCGTTCAATAATTGGTGGAGTGGCACAGGTATATATAATTGGTGGAATAATGATGTTACGCCTTGGTTTGCTAAAGATAAATGGAACAACTTGGGTGATAATTTCAAGTCAAGTCTACAAGATAAATGGTCTGATTTTTCTTCTTGGTGGAGCACAACCGGAATTTACAATTGGTGGAATAATCACGTAGCACCTTACTTTACGGCAGATAGATGGCGTGATATGGCAGATGGAATAAGAGTAGGCATACAAGATAAGTGGAATAATGTAGTTAATTGGTGGGATAGCAAACCATCCCTTAGTGAAATTTCAGTAGCCGTTGAGAACTTTTTTTATAAAGTAAGAGATATGTGGTATAATTTCAAAGATTGGTGGGACAACTTAGGACTTAGCTTTCCACATATAAAAACGCCACATTTCGATATTGATGGCGAATTTAGTCTTGTGCCACCTCAAGTGCCCAAGATAAGTGTTGATTGGTATGCAAATGGCGGCTTTCCAAACAAAGGACAGTTATTCGTTGCTAATGAAGTAGCACCCGAAATGGTTGGTACTATGGACGGAAGAACAGCAGTAGCCAATCAGCAGGAAATCACAACAGGTATTGCTAATGCAGTTTATCCAGCGGTTTACAATGCAGTTGTGGCGGCTATGTCAGAAGCCAACAACAACGTTAATATAACACTACAAGGTGACGCTGATAAATTGTTTACAATGGTACAGGATAGAGCTAATAACTACACTAATATGACAGGGCAAGCAGCATTCCCTTATTAATTGACAAATAAATAATAAAAGAATATATTTAAAGTACTAAAGATAAGGGGGAATGTATATGTCAGTAAAAAAAGGCTTATATAAAATGCTGGAAGTATTAGGAATAAAGAAAAAACAGCAACCGCAAGTTCAGCAACCGTTAAATCCTAACTTTAAAGGAGTGTACAGAGCGACAGAAAACGGCTTAGTTGAAGTATATTGTCCAAGATGTAGCAGTTGGGACTGCTCTCACACACAGATTACAACAACTGTACCACAGAAAACTAAGACAAGATATACCGTTAATTTGAATCCGTTTAGACCGTTTACGCTGGTTAATAAGAAAGAGAAGATTAAGCAACAGGGCGGAACTTATTCACAACATAGGTTTGTGTGTAACAGATGTGGGCTGATTTTTTGGTAATACATGATTTTAATGGAGCGTATCTTTTCGGTGCGTTCCATTTTTTATTTAAAAGTACTTGACAATTATTGCAAGGGCAGTTATTATAATAACATAAATATTGCAAGGGCAATAATTGAAAGGAAGTGATTATTATTAGTCCAGCAGGAAGACCACATAAGGAAAACCCTAGAAATGTTAATCTTAACATCAGAATAACAAAAGATGAAGCTAATCGTATTCAAAAATGTGCTGATGAATTGGAATTAACAAGAACTGATACCATTATGAAAGGCATAGGGTTAGTAGAAAAAGAACTTAAAGACAACAAAAAAGAGTAGCAACAAGTCAGTCAAAACTTTTAGTTGCTACTCAAACCACCAATCCGAAAGGAATTGATAAATCTATCATATCAGTTTCTTTCGGAAAATTCAAGATTTTTCGGAGGAAAACAAATGAGTAATGTAGAAATTGTAACAAATATTGATATAGCGTCAGAAATTGCACACGCAACAGTAACAGAAGTTTTAGCAAATATGGAAAACGAAAGAGTTTCATATGTTCTTATGGGAGTTTTGCAGCAGATAGAAACCATTCAGGACAATGTCAATGGAACTTGGGTTCTTTACTCACCATACAGCAGTATGGGATATGAGGAAATTAAACAAGAAATTCTTGACAGCGGTAAAGTAATCTATCATAGACGAATTACCCAACTTGGAAGAGAATTTATACTGCAATTATTCAATAATGTTGCATAAGTTCTCTTGTGAGATATAATAGCTCAAACAGAAAGAAAATTCAATAGCTGTAAGAAATTTACAGCTATAAAAAAACAGAACAAGTTGAATAGACCTGTTCTGATTAGCACATATGAGTACATATAAGTTGCTCACGTCAATAATAACAAATAAATAGCAAAATGACAAGGACATTTCGCTTAATTGTGAGGTGTCCTTTTTGTGTGCTTGGAAAGTGAGGTTTTACTATGAATTTTATACAATACATAAAGCAAGCGTGGAAAGCTGGCACTAGCGGCGGCACTCCATTAAGTCCAGATAGACTTAACCATATGGAAGATGGAATTAAGAGTAATAATGATATGATAAGCAAGCTAAACAGCAATATAGCTAATAGTGACATTGAGGGAATATTTAATTACCTAGGTCTTGAATTAATCATATACCACAAATTGGGCATATGTTACCTGCATTCCAGCGGCAGATTAACTCAAGCATTTCCAAAAGAATGGACCACAATTGGTGAAATAAGCAATATAAATTACAAAGGTTATGGACACTTAGCCGCTAATACTAGTGGAAAAATAATAAAATTTGCATATATAAATGGAACTCTAAGTGCATATGCACCAAGTTCAACAAATGCGATTGAATATGTACAAGACAGTTGCGTACTTATCTGAATTAACTATTTACCAATTTTTAATTATTAAACTTTAGGGTAATCAGAAAAAAATAAATTATAAAGCTGTACACAATAAAATTTCCACATAGCCATTAAAGTATGTGTTACTACCTGCCCACCCACCAACTTGGCATATATGTCCATCTGATATACCAACCATTGTGTAAGTAATACCAGCATTTCTTCCTAAGTGTTGCCCACATATACCTATTGCTTTATAGCCGGTAGGTAGCGTGAATTCCTTTTCTATTAGGAACGGCTTGTTAGCTTCAATTACTGCATTATCGTAACTAACCTTGATTACTTTAAATAAATTATAAGAATTGCTGTTTAGCTTGCTTATCATATCGTTATTATTCTTAATTCCGTCTTCCATATGGTTAAGTCTGTCTGGGCTTATTGAAGTAAATATATAGAAAAGAGGTGATTGAATGATAAGCGCTGTAATTATCGAGGGAGTAACATTCCCAGTAGCATATAACGGCTACACATACAGCAGAAATAAGATATGGTCTAAGAACACAGGAAGAAACGATTATGGCGAAATGGTAGGCACAATCGTAGCTATCAAAGACAAAGTAGAACTGCAATTACCGCCACTTACAGGCGAACAGGCATTGTTACTTGATAATGTGATTAGCGACATAGATAACCCATTCCCAACAGCACAAGTCCTGTTCTTAGGCGGTCAACAAAAGGAAATGACAATATACACAGGAGATGTGACATATCCGTATCTCACAAGAGCGAAGAATGAGGACGGATTAATAGTCGGAGCGAAACTAAGCTTAATTCAGAAATAAGGAGATTAACTATGAAAATAACAGGAAATGAAGTTTTAGCACATTATGAAGCACTTGCAAGTGTAGCACAGCTTAAAATGGGTGGCAGATTAGCAGTTGCCATTATGTCTAACATTAAGATGTTAGAGCCACACTTTAAGGCAGTCGTGGAAACGATAGAAAAGATACGCGAGGAAAATAAAGATAACAACGATAAGATAAAATCAGAACTTGAAGAACTAGGAGAACAGGAAATAGAAGTATCTGAATACACAAAAGTTGATATAAGCGCATTTGATAGTTGTGAAGCCATTGAGCCAGCTAACATTATCGCACTTAGCTTTATGATTAACGATTAATCAGCAGAAAGGAGCAATCCAATAAATGAAAAATATTAATTGGGGTGCGGATTTCAATTTGCTGTATGCAAGATATTACAGCAAATATTTAGTTGACGGAAAAGAATACAATCAGACACTTAATGAGTTTAAGTACAGCAACATAATCAATCCGAACAATAGCATTTCCATAGGTAACACTTGCAGTAGTAGTGTTACCTTTTCTATTTATAATCCAGAAATCACGCTTGAAAATAAGGATATAACCATTTTTGAGGGTGTTAAGGGCGATAGCGGCATTGAGTATGTACAGATAGGCATATTTACTGTAACTAAAGAAGAAAGTAACGGCGAATACACTAAGTACACAGCTTATGACAAGATGTACAAAGCTGAAAAAGGTTATTTTTCAGCTTTGACTTATCCTAGTACGGATAAGGCTATTTTAGAGGAAATCTGTACAAAGTTAGGCATACAGTTAGCGACTAGCATAACAAACACACATACAATCATAGATAAGCCGCAAGGCTATACAATGCGTGAAATGATAGGTTATATGGCTATGCTACAAGGTGGAAATGCGGCTATTAATTCTGACGGAAACCTTGAAATAAAGTGGTACAAAGATAGCGATTATGTGCTTGACGGACATCAATACTATCAGCAAGGGGTTACTTTTACCACTAGCAAAGATTTTACGATAAGAAAGCTGACTTGTAACAATACAAAGTCTGGTGATAAGGAAACTAGCACAATCACTAGCGGCAGTGGTACAACTGGACTTAGCTTTGCTAATCCATTTATGACACAAGCTAACTTAAATGAGATTTATAAAAAGATAGGCGGCTTTCAGTTTAGACCGCTTACAGTTAAGCTTGTCGGTGACTGGCGGCTTGAAGTAGGCGACATTATAACTGTTAATAAGGGCGGCGTTGATTACAAAGTGCCTATAATGCAGATAACACACGAATGTGATGGCGGCTTAATGGACACAGTTACATCTATCGGACAATCTGACACAGAAAACAGTAATATTGCTAGCGGTCCGATAACAAAGCAAATGGAACGATACTACGCTGATTTAGTCTTAATCAACAAGGCAGTTATCGAAAATGCTGATATAACTAGTGCTAATATTGAGAGTTTAAAAGCACATCAAGCGTATATCGACCAATTAAAGGCTAATAAGATTGAAACTATTACAGCAAATATTGTTAATTTGACGGCAAATAAAGCTACGATTAATGAAGCTAATATCGCTAAGTTGCAAGCAGATTATGCACAGATAGGTGTATTAAACGCAGACGTAGCAGACATTAAGACTTTAATGTTTGGTTCTGCGACAGGTAAAAGTTTAACAACAGAATTCGCTAATGCAGTTGTAAGTGTTATTGGCAATGCACAGATAAAATCTGCTATGATTGATAGTATAGCCGCAGATAAGATTACAAGTGGGAAGATTTATACAAACCTTGTTGAAATTCTAAGCGAAAGCGGAAATCTTGATATAGCTGACAATACGATACAGATAAAAGATGATAACAAGGTTGCAAGAGTTCAAATAGGTAAAGACGCTAATTCGGACTACAATATGTATGTCTGGGATAAAGCTGGCAATCTTATGTTTGATGCCTTAGGACTTACTGAAAAAGGTGTTACGAGGAAAGTTGTTCGTGATGATGTTGTTCAAGATAATGCTAATATCAATGCAAGCAAGCTGGATATTGAAACACTATTTAGTGTTATCAATAACGATAACACCCATACACTTAAGAGCAATAAAATTTATCTGGACAACGAGGGGCAGACACTTAATGTCATTATGCAAGCTATAACAAGTGGTGCTGGCAAAGATTATACTCAATGGGGCGGTATGATGAAAGTTGCTAGTGATTTTATCACTAACAAGTTGTGGTGGACTGAAAATGTTGACAACGAAAGCATTAAGACTAAGTTTTCTACTGTTAATCAGAAACTAGATAGTTACGAAATCACGTTATCCGACTTATACCAACAAACGAACGATAATTTTATGGTGTATACAGTTACAGAAACACCTAACAAAGATAATTACCCAGCTATTGATTGGTTCATACCTATTTATCCGTCAGATGATTTATTTCCAAGCGATAATCTTACTTGGACTTATAGCAATGATGAATACGCAAAATATCACGGGGCAATAGCATACAACGAAACAGCTCAAAAAACTTGGCGTTGGGCTAAAGATAGTAAAGGTAATTGGGGTTGGAAAGAGGTATCTAACACACAATTAGCCTATATGCTTAATCAGAACGCTAGTCTTAAGATTAATCTTAATAGCATATCAACAGAATTAACACAGACAAAGAAAAATCTGACAGATAATTATAGTACAACAACTACTATGATTAACAAAATTACGCAGGAAATTAATGATAATGGTTCAAGTATTAGTTTGGCACTTAGTGGAACTTACGCTAAGTCAAGCGATTTAGAAAGTTATGCAACTAAAACAAGCCTTGATTTATATATCAAAAAAGACCCTAAAACAGGCGAGCTTAAGAGTGCTATCGAAGCTATTGCAGATACTATCAATATTACCGCAAGGGGCGGTCTTAATCTAAGTGGTAACAGGTTTACGTTAAGCAGTACGAATGCCAGCATTACGGCAGATGGAACTATAACTTGTAGCAATCTGATTGCAAACGGCGGAAACGTTGGCGGCTGGAAAGTGTCTAAAGATTCAATAAGTACAATATTTAAGCAGAATAATGACTTATTCAGAATTGCATTACAAATACCTGGTGATATTACACCATATGTTTTTTCGGTTTTTCACGGAACTGAAGATGAGGGATACAGCAAAAGTCCTAATTTTTATATAAGTCAAACTGGTAAACTATATGCAACTAACGCACAAATTACAGGAAGTGGCTATTTTTCGTCTGGCACGATTGGAGGCTGGGACATCAGCAAGTCTTCTATCTATAAAGATTACGGCAAATATAGAACTTATATACAGGCACCCGCTAATTCCGAAGCTTGGACATTCTCTTGCCAAGAAGAAAGAGATGGGGCATATTATGGTAATTGGTACGTTCGTGCGGATGGATATATGTATGCTTCTAAAGGTCAAATTGGCAATTTCTCAATTGATAATGGTATATTGTCGACATATCAAAATAATGGAATTAAAGGAATGTCGATAGACCAAAATTACATTAAATTCTATTCTTGGGTCGACGATTACGAAAATTATGTAGGTTCGATAACTACAACAAGATACTATACTAGCAATAATGAAGTAAGAAGAGCTTTAGTGCTCAATGCAGATTATGGAGATGTTGTCGGAATAAATTGCACTAAGAATAAAACAGAAAATACGGAATACGAATTCATTATAAGAATAAACGACGATTTAAACAAATCATTAGAGTTTTTTTCGCCCAATATTTCGATGAATGGCGGTTACCAAGACAATATTAAAAAACCAACGACACTTACAGTATATTGCTATAATCCAAATTCAGGAAAAGACACACAAAATGTCAGAATTACAAATACAGAGGACAGACACTACGAGAACTGTGAACTGTCAGTATATGGAAGTACATACATAGGATATGATTTGCGATGTTTCGGGTCAATTTATGGAACAATCGCTTCTGATTCAGACGAGAACGTAAAAAAAGATGTTCATTTATTGAATTCAGAAGAGTCTTCTGAATTCATCTACAATTTAAAACCTTGCGAATTTAAAATGATTAACGGTACTTCTAATCGCTACCATCACGGATTTATTGCACAGCAGGTTAAAGAAACTATGAAAGATGACTGGGGATTATTTATCGATAAAAAGATTAATAATGATAACTACGAAACACAAGTCTCAGACGAAAACGGAAATACAACTAAAGAGCTAACAGCAAGATACGCATTACGCTATGATGAATTAATAGCGGATATAGTTGCGACTGTACAATCGCAGAATATGCGTATTAAAAAATTGGAAAAGCAATTAAGCAATTAAGGACATCTTCGGGTGTCCTTTTTAATGCGAATTAGGAGGTAAAACACAATGTTAGACATCAACTCATCAATTCAGAAGAACGGAACATTATCCGTTCAAAACTCAGACGGGGCACTTAAACAGGTAGCTTATCTGTCAGCTACAATCAGCGAAAGCGGCACAGTTAGTATGTCAGCTAGCTTCAATGACTTTGCGGCATACTTGGCAAATGATATAGCACTAGACAGCGAGCTTAAGAGCTTTCTTGATGGTGTTAAAAACACATACAAGGCAACATACAGCACAGAAGATAGCACAGTTGGTTCAGATGTAACAGGAACAGTAGAAAGTGAGGTATTTTAATTATGATTAAATGTGGAGATTTTTCAGCGTGGAATGGTGTAGTTGACTGGAACAGAGTTAAGGCGGCAGGACTTACTCACGCTATTCTTAAGGTTATCAGACGTGATTTTGACCCAGATAAGCAGTTTGAAAACAACTGGAAAGGCTGTCAGTTAGCAGGCGTGCATATCTGCGGTGTATACAATTATGTTTACACGCCAACAGTAGAAGAAGCTATCGCAGCGGCTAAAAGAGTATTAGAGGTACTTGACGGACGTAAGGTAACAGTTTGGATGGACGTTGAAGATACTTGTATGCGAAACTTAGGTTCAGAGCTTATTGATATTATCAAGGCTTACAAAGAGGTTATTGAGGGTGCAGGATATGACTTTGGCGTATATACTGGCTTATCATTCTATGGTAGTTACATCAAGCCCTATACAGACCCTAGCGACTTAGATTGTCCGTTCTGGATAGCACGTTACTACTTAGGCTATGATGAAATGCAGTTAAATGATGATGTTAACACAGACAAGACACCTAACATTGACCATTACCTTGCAGGTTGGCAGTACACATCAAGCGGCGTTGTTGACGGAGTAGACGGAGTTTGCGACTTATCAGAATTCTATGGCTTTCATAATGAAGAAGATAATACAGAAGATAACACAGAGGATAGCACAGATGAACACGTATATGCTACATACGCCGCTTATACCGATAGATGGTGGGGTGAAGTAGAAGATAGAGAAGATTGGGCTGGTGCAGGCGACAATAAAGCTATCACAGCACTTATTATCAAGGTTAGCAGAGGTTCAGTTAAGTACAGAGTTCATACACTTAATGGTGATTGGCTTCCTTATGTTACTGGCTTTAATTATGACGATTACGATAATGGCTATGCAGGTGACAAGAAGCACGAGATTGACGCAATAGAAATCATTTACTATACACCAGAGGGCGAGCCTTGGAAGTATGCTAAGTATATGGTATCTGTATTTAACAACCGCAACTTCTATCCAGAGCAGATAGATGATGAAACATCAAATGGAATGGACGGATATGCAGGCGTTATGGGTAATGCAATCGACAAGTTCCAGTTAGTTGTCGAATAAAGTCGAAATAACACGACCGAAAGTATTTGAAATATACTAACGATAAATGTATAATAAACTTGTCTTTGAGAAAAGACCCTTAAACATTATCAAGTTCTGGCAGGCGATATTGTTTGATTGGCGTTGGCAATATCGCCGCTACACTTGACACGATAGAACGTGTGTTCTATAATAATCGTATCGCTATCAAACGTGCAAGGGCAAGAGAGGGGAGTGCAGGTTTATGGATAACAGTAATGAGGAAAATTACAAAGATAAGTTAATAGAACTCATAAATAAAATAGAAAATACAGGTACATTAGAGTACCTGTATTCATTCATAGAAAACTTTTTGAAGAGGTGGGGGTAAAACCCTACTTCTTTTCTTTTCGAGATAACATAACATCTATCATATCTAATATCGTTTCTTTATCTCTTTGTTCTAACATAGAAAACTTCCAAAGTAAATCAACATCTTTTTCAGCTTCTTTTGAATTATCCTTACGGATTGGCGAAACATCAAATCCCATTAGCCACGCTTCTGACACGTTCAAAGCCATTCCTAAGACAACTAGCTTTTCTTGGCTAGGTTCAACTTTGCCTGATACATACTGGCTAATATCGGATTTATTCATCTTGATATTGTATTTCTTACAATATGGTAATGATAAATTCAAAATATCAACTTGCTTTAACTTCCGTTCATTCATTAGCTGTTTAAGCCTATCTGATGTATTCTCTTTCATCTTAGTTATCCTCCTTTCTGTTGATAATATACCATTATTTGAACAAAAGTTCAAGATGTAAAACTAAAAAAGTAAAAAATATTGAACTTTTTATTGACATATTAATTTAATAATGCTATTATACAATTAGTTCAAAACATTGAACAAAAAACGGAGAAAGGAGAAGAATTGGAATGGCTTTTAATTACAGTAAGTTAAGAGGTCGCATAATTGAAAAGTACGGAAGTCAGACGGACTTTGCCAAGGCGTTTGGTTGTTCAGACAGGACTTTATCACTTAAAATGACAGGCAAGCGACCTTGGAAACAGATTGAAATTTTAAAAGCAATTAAATTATTAGATTTATCAGAAGATGATATACAGGATTATTTTTTTGCTTTAGAAGTTCAAAATATTTAACTTTTAGAAAGGAATGTTTATGGAGTTACAGATTTTTAGCAATTCAGAGTTTGGAGAAATCCGAACCATTACTAAAGATGATGAACCTATGTTTTGTCTGGCTGATGTATGCAAGGCATTGGAAATATCAAATGTAGGAAATGTTAAGCAGAGGTTATCTGAAAAGGGTATCCATACTGCGGATACCCTTACAAAGGGTGGAATGCAGAAAATGATATTTATTAGCGAGGCTAATCTTTACAAGACAATCTTTCAGAGCCGCAAAGAAAGTGCAGAGAGATTTACAGATTGGGTTACAGGAGAGGTACTTCCGTCAATCAGAAAAACAGGCGGTTATGGTATGCCAAAGACAACAGGCGGTCAGATACAGCTTTTGGCACAGGGCTATACAGAACTTGAGCGGGCTATTAACTCTATCAAAGAAGATATGACAGAGCTTAAGGATAACACACCTCTTTACGGCTGTGAGATTGATGAGGTCAAACAGCACGTTAATAGAAAAGGCGTAATTGTACTTGGTGGCAAGGATAGCGAAGCCTATAAGAACGGCAGTATTCGCAGTTCGGTATATTCTGACATATATAAGCAGTTAAAGCGTGAGTTTGGCTGTGTGACAACATATAAGAGCATAAGAAGAAAGTACATTGATAATGTACACAAGTTTATAGATGATTATGTGTTGCCTATGGCACTTGCTGAACAGGTAAATGCAGCTAATGCACAGATAAGTATGAGTTTTTAAGAAAGGAGCAAGAGTTGGAAAGACTGATTAAAGAATTAATCGCAGTTGAGAAAAAGAGAAATTCCTTGCTTGCAGAACTGAATGAGAACTTAAAGAAACTGACAAGCAAGGAAGATAAGCATAGTGAGTATGAAACTGGTAAATCAGCACTTACTGATTGCTAAGCCAGTTATGGTAATGTTCCAGCATTTCCATAACACCAATTTCAACCCACGCACGTCTAATAAATTCGTGCTTTTCACCCTCATCAGCAAAGTTATTGCTATTAACACTTTTCATAACTTTTTGATGAATAGAAGAGTGGATGTTAGCACTATTTTCATTGACAAACTTTTTAAAATCATTGAAGTCTTTCAAGGTTTCACCTCTTTCCTATAAAAAGATAAGAGGATTATATCACAATTTTTAAAATAAGGAGAAGTTTATGGAAAAGGAAGTACAAGCAACGCCACAATATAGCATATCAGTAGAGGAACTGATTGCAGAAAGAAACAATTTAGAAGTCTCTATTGCAGCATACAAGAAAGCAAAGAGAGATAGCAGAATAGCTGAATATTTATGGATGTTATCAGCAATATTATTTATTGCGCAAATGATATTTCAGCTTATTAATTAGAAAGGAGTTTTAGCAGATTGATATTTATTATTTCTGAAAAAGGCGAAAGAGAGCAGATTAATGAGGTAGAAAAGCTTGAAATCCTGGCACACATTGGCAGAAGAACAAGTTACCTCTTAGGAAGAAATAAACATTGTGAGCCATTAAGGAGCATAGTTACAAGAGATATTTTAGGGCAGTTAAAGCACGAATACGGGTGTGGTTTGAGTGAACTCAAAAAGAAGTACATAGCAGACACTCACGATTATATCGACTGCTACGAACTGCCTACAATAATGAAAGAGAGATATAAGCTATGATACAGGGTTTTATGTTGGGCGTTGTTGTCGGAATGATACTAGAAACTATATGTATTGTAGTTACAACATTAAAGATTAAAGCGAAAGAAAGGAAAGAACAGTATGAAACAGGTAAACGAGAAAGTAATAACAGTACAGGATTGTATTGATATGTACGAGAAAAAGGATATGTATACAGTTATTGACGGCGGTAAGGTTGTTGGATTTGTAGAAAAAGAGAAGGAGAACTAAAGATGAAAGAGAGAAATAACAATATTACAGCTTTTGGGTTAGTTGCAGAAGAACCAGTTTTTAATCACGAAGTTTTCGGAGAAAAATTCTTTAAGATGATGATTTCTATTGACAGGGTTAGCGGAGCAGTAGATACACTTCCTGTTCTTATATCTGAAAGAATTGTAGATATGAACGAATTAAAAGCAGGTGCTTGCGTAATGATTACAGGAAGAATAAGAAGCTACAACGAGCATATAGGTGAAAAAAGCAAGCTGATATTAGCAATCTTTACTGAAAATATAGAGATATATGAAAACGAGGAAGAACTACCTTTTAATAATGATGTAGTTCTTAGAGGCTTTATTTGCAAAGAACCTATATACAGGGTAACACCTCTTGGAAGAGAAATAACAGATGTTCTCATAGCCATTAACAGAGCATATGGCAAGTCAGACTATATACCTTGCATAACTTGGGGCAGAACAGCTAAGTTTGTCGGTCACTTGCCAGTAGGAACACATATAGAAATGACAGGTAGGTTTCAGTCAAGACCTTATACGAAGAAGATAAGCGAAGATGAAATTGAAAACAGAGTAGCTTACGAGGTATCAGTAGGCAGAGTTGAGATTATAGAGGAAGAGGAGAATGCTGATGAATAGTGATATTACTGTTTCGGAATTAGCTAGTATGGCAGCAGATAATGAAAAGCGTTGTCAGGTATGGCATCCAGTTCAGGGTGTTATATTTGACGGCACATTTGATGAACTTGACAGACGGCATTATCTTGCGGATAAGACAGTTGATAACTTCTCAATAGAAGATGATGTGTTCATTATGAATATATAAATAAGGAAAGGATATGTTTATGAAAAGAGCAGTTTTAAAAAAAGTAACACTTGAAAACTTCATGTGTTACGCACACGCAGAGTTTGATTTTTACGCCATTACAAAGATTATGGCTAAGAATGGCAAGGGCAAGTCAACTATTGCGACAGCTTATCTGTGGTGCTTGTTTAACTGTGATTATGAGTTAAAGGATAATCCAGTTGTCAGACGAGAAGTTGACGGAAAATCCGTTGATGATATGGACACAAGCGTTGAACTTACACTTGATGTTGACGGAAAAGAAATCACTATGAAGAAAGTACAGAAGCGTACTTACAGCAAGGACGGCAGTTCATACAAGGACGATAACAAGTACTTTGTAAATGATGTGCCTAAGACTTTAAAGGATTTCAATACATACCTTGATGTTGATATGAATGTGTTTAAGATGTGCAGTAATGTGAACGCATTTCTTAATCAGAAACCGGCTGAAATGCGTGAGTACTTATTCGGTCTTGTAGGAGATGTTACAGACCTTGATATAGCTTCACAGAAAGCTGAATTAGCCGAGTTAGTTCCTTTATTAGAGAAATATACAACAGAAGAATTATCAGCTATGAATAAGGCTACCAAGACCAAGATTACAAAGGATTTGCCTATTCTTGATGGACAGATTAAGGAAAAGGAAAGAGATATTCAGCTTAAACAGGCTATTGAAGTATCCGACCTTGAATTGCAGAAGAACAGCCTTAAAGTGCAGATTGCTGATTGCGTGGCAAAGCAGACCGACAATGATAAGCTAATGGCTGAATATGATAAAGCTAGTTCGGATGTCCTTGATTTGAAGTTTAAGCAGGGAGACTTATTACGCAAGGCTAACGAGGAAAATGCTAAGGCTAGGAGAGATATTGAGAACAGGATTTCTAATAAGCAGTTTCTTGTTAGGCAGACAGAAAAGACTATTGCCGATACAGAAAAGAACATTGAGTACCAGCAGAATACCATTGATAGCATAAATAAGAATTTGCAGGATATAAGGAATCAATGGAAAGCAGAGAATGAACGCAAATTTGACGAAAACAGCCTTATTTGCCCTTATTGCAAACAGGAATATCCCGAAGATAAGAAAGAGCAGTTAAGAGCCGATTTTGATAGCCACAAGGCAGAAGAATTAAAGATTATCACAAGCAATGGCAACCTTTTTAAAGACAAACTTGATAAGAACAAGAAGATTCTTAAAGATTTACAGAAAGAGTTACCACAGCATAAAGAAAGCCTTGAAATGCTGAATGCAGCTATTGCAGACCTTGAAAAGCAGTTATCAGAGCTTCCACAGGAAATTGATGTGTCAACTACCGAGGAATACAAGGTGCTCGAACAGCAGATTGCAGAAAAAGAACAGGCTATGCACAAGGCTAACGATATTTCAGCAGTTAAGGCAGAATTAAAGGCACAGGAAACAGCTTTAAGGCAGCAGTTAGCAGAATGCGAAAGTCAGATTGCAAAGTCTGATACGGCAGCAGACGAACAGCGACTTGAAGAATTAAAGCAGACAAGGATTGATTCTGAACAGAATAAGACTAATGCCGAGAAAATTCTTGATTTACTTGATGAACTGGATAAGGCTAAGAATGAAGCTTTGACAGAAGCGGTAAACAGCCATTTTGGGTTAGTTAAGTGGCAGTTGTTCACTTATACAAAGTCTGGTGGTTACAAGAGCTGTTGCATACCTACTGTTGACGGAAAGAGCATTTTAACAACTATGAGCAACAAGGGTAACAGGATTTTAGGCAGAGTAGATATTTGTAACTCAATTCAGAAGATTAGTGGCATATCAGTACCTATCATTTTAGATGATTCTGAAAGCCTTAGTACGGACAATCAGAAGAAAGTTGCTGAAATGGTAGATAGTCAGTTGATTATGCTGATTGTGAATGATAGTGAGAAATTAAAGATTATGGAGGGGTAATATGAAACTCTATTTTTACAAATTGAATACAGACGAAAGATACGGAAAAGCAGGAATTACAGTACAGGTCTGCGAAGCAGAAGAGAAACCCAAGACATACAAGTCTGTTGATAGAGTTTTTCCAAGCTACTCAAGCACAGTAAGAAAAGATAAAGAAGGGCAGATATTGGATTTTGGTTGCTTATTCCTTACAGAACCTAATTTTGAGTATGCCAAGGAGATATTTAAGAAACAGGCAGAATCAAAGATTGCACAGACAAAAGGAATGCTTGAAAGAGAAGAAAAGAAATTGAAGATAATCGAAGAAAGCGAGGATTAATTATGGCAGATACAGCAGTTGTAGAAAAGAAAGCGTTTACTACATCATTAAGTGAGTGGAGTAATACAATGACAGGGCTTATCATCAATGATTATAAGGCTGTTGGAATGGATATGGACGATTACGCAAAAGAGTGTGCTATGGAAGCTATGACAAGCATATTTAATCTTGTTAAGAATGACCCTAAGATTGATATGAGAAACCTTGATACAAGTAATTTAAGGGGCATTGTTAAGCGTTGTGCAAGTCTTAAGTTAAATGCTAGTGCATATCCAAGAGAGTGCTATTTTCAGTTAAGAAATGTAAAGGTGGGAACTGACCCACAGACAGGCAAGGATATATGGCAGAAACAGGTTGAAATGGGAATCGAGGGTACAGGTTATGACTCTTTGCTCGCCAACTACGGAAAAGATGTTAAACAGGTATATCCGTATTGGGTAATTAAAGAGGGTGACAAGTACATACCGCCTAAACATAAAGGACTTACAGTTACAGAGCCGGAGTGGGAAGAAAACGGATTATCTGATAAAGCGGTAAGAGTTGTATATCCTGTTAAGCTATTAGACGGCACAGTAACATATCTTTCTGCTGATAGAGACAGTGTTAAGGTAAATCTGTTAGCGCATGTTAAGCAAAACATAATGAATGAGACTTTTGGTATTTGTGAGGATAGATACCACGCCACACCAAAACAGAAAGCAGAAATTAAGGCTAAGAAAGACGAGATACTCAATGCCTTAAGAGTGTGCAAGACGGTTGATGAAATGCTTGAATGTGAGCTTGCAAGACCTTTTATAAGCGGTGCTTGGCTTGATACCCCAGAGAGTATGATACAGAGAAAAATGTGTAACAATGCAACAAGGAAATATCCTAAGAACTATGACCCAATGGCACGACAGGCACAGGTTGAAATGGACGAGGTATATCAAGTTACACAGGCTGAAATTGCCGAAAATGCTAATATTGTTGAGTTTATAGAAGATAAGGCAGATGTAGTTGACGACACAGCCGCAGAAGCAACCGAAGAACAGGCAGAAGATAGCACATTGCCACCATTTATGCAGGCAGAATAGGGGGATTGAGTATGAGAATAATTTCGCAGGACGGAGCATTAGATGTTCCATATAATGATTATCAATTATTTGTTATTGGTGCTAAATATGATGCAAAAGTAGCACGTATATATTGCCAAAACTCATACGCACCAAGTGTAAAAATTGCTGAATACTCAACCAACGCAAAGGCACTTAAGGCTATGGAAATGCTTAGAAAAGTGTATGAAAATAATGTGTTTTATCATTACACAGCCGGTTCAAAGCGTTTTGAAGAAGTACAGAGTATTTTGAGCGAGGAACAATTTCGGAAAGCTACAACAGAGTACTTTCAGTTTCCACAGGATGATGAAATCGAGGTGTGAGTATGAAATTAAAATGCTTAGGCTCATCGTCAGCCGGTAATTGCTATCTGCTAACTTCCAACAGCGGAGAAACACTTATCCTTGATTGCGGAATACCGATTAAGGAAATTAAAAAAGGCTTAGATTGGAACATTAAAGATGTTGTGGGTGTGTTATGCACCCATAAGCACCTTGACCATAGCAAGTCAGTAAAAGATTTTGAAGCTATGGGAATACCAGTATGCAAACCATACGAAGCCTTGCTTATGAACCAGTTTCTCGCAAATTCTTATTTTACTGTAAGAACATTTGACCTAACAACAATAGACGGTAGCTGGACGCACACAGACGCAAACGGCGAACCTTGCCCGATATATGGCTTTCTGATTACTCATAAAGAAATGGGAAGAATGCTTTACATAACTGATTGTGAGGTTGTCAAGTGGAAGTTTAGAGACATAAACCACATTCTCTTAGGTGTGAATTATGACAAGGATTTAATCGACAAGGACAATGCAGGCAAAGCTAATCACGTATTCAGAGGTCACTTAAGTATTGATACAGCTTGCGATTTTGTTAAAGCGAATTATTCAGATAGCTTGCAGAACGTCATAATGTGCCATTTATCAAGTGAAAACGCCGATAGTGATAGTTTTATCGAGAAGATGAAGAAAGTTGCTTATGGGGCGAATGTAGATGTTGCAGAGCGCAACAAGGAATGGTTACTTGCTAATCCTAATGAGTGCCCTTTTTAGAAAGGAGATAATGACTATGAATTTCAAATGGAGTGAGGAGGAAGTCCTTTTATTAAAAGATAAATATTCTTGCTCAACAAATGATGAATTAATTGCCTTATTTCCTAATAAAACATTTTTGGCAATCTATAAAAAAGCTTATTCGCTTAACTTAAAGAGAGATGAAGAAATTAAGTTTTTGAACAGGTCAAAGGCTAAAAGTGGTAAAAATGCTAGTAATTGGAATGGCGGTGTTAGGAGAACAAGCAAAGGATATATACAAATATTAATGCCGGAACATAAAAGAGCAGATAAAGGCGGGTACGTTATGGAACATATCTTAGTTTATGAAAAAGCCACAGGAATAGAAGTGCCACGAAATTGTTGCATACATCATTTGAACGGGATAAAAAATGATAACAGAATTGAAAATTTATGTATGATGACAAATTCAGCACACACAATATATCATCATACAGGGCAAAAAAGAAGTGAAGAAACTAGAAAACGAATTTCAGAAAGCAAGAGGAAAAAATATGAATAAAGTGATAATTCGGGGGAGAGTTGTTAGGGATGCTGATGTTAGATATTCACAGACAGCAAACGGAAGTATGGCGGTAGCAAGGTATACATTAGCTGTTGACAGAACTTTTAAGAAAGAGGGCGAACAGGCAGCAGACTTTATTAGCTGTATCGCATTTGGCAAGAATGGAGAATTTGCAGAGAAGTATTTGCACCAAGGAACTAAGATTATCATTGAGGGCAGATGGCAGACCGGCAACTACACTAACAAGGATGGACGAAAAATCTACACTAATGATTGCGTAGTTGAAAGACACGAATTTTGCGAAAGCCGTGCCAATCAGCAGAGCAATAACAGTAACGGAATTATGGGCGGTAATGCTAGTTCGGACAGCTTTATGTCGATTCCAGATAACGTAGCTGATGAGGGATTACCATTTAATTAAAGAGGTGTGAGTATGAAAGAGAATGAAGCAATAGAAAAGTTGAAAAATATGCGGTTGTTTATGCAGATTGAGGACAAGAGCAACGACTGCAAGTTTACAGAAGATGATTACAGGGCTAATGAAATGGCAATCAAAGCACTTGAAAAGCAGATACCAAGGAAACCTATCAAGAGTGAAAAACAAGTAGTTAGGTATGTTAATACATATTATTGCCCGACTTGTAATTTAGGATTTACTGGGACAAATATTGCAAAGTATTGCTACCATTGCGGTCAAAAATTTGATTGGAGTGATGAGAAATGAGATTAATTGACGCAGATAAATTATTAGAACTGATGAAAGACCAGAAAGAAAGAGAAATAGGAGCATACGCAAAAGGCGTAAATGCTGGTCTGAATATCGTAAAGAGTATTATCAATGATGAAACACAAACTCCGACCGCCTTTGATGTGGATAAGGTTATCAATCAAATGGAAAAAGATAAATTCATTGACTGCGAGACTATATTATCAGGTGTGCATCAGGGATATAATGCTGGACTAAGTAGGGCAATCGAGATAGTAAAGGCAGGTGGCAATTCTTGAATTATCAGAACATAGCAAGAGCCAAGGCAATAGAGCGGGAAAATAAAAAGCAATTGTTGAGGCTGAATCCAAAGCTGAATGACAGGAGTGGGATTTACTTCCTGCTCCGAGAAGATGAAAACGGATTTAAGTATGCGTATGTCGGACAGGCAGTACATACACTTAGCAGATTGGCAAGCCACCTTGTAGGTTATGAACAGCACATAGACCTTAGTTTGAAACGCCATAAGCTGTACGACAAAGAGAAAAATCCTTATGGTTGGCGAGTTGAGTTTCTGAATTTCCCCGAAAGTCAGCTTGACGAAAAGGAGAAGTATTACATCAAGCTATATGCCGATAAGGGTTATCAGCTTAGAAATGTCAGTTTAGGCGGTCAAGGAGAAAATCGTGCTAGTGGTTCAGTAGGAGAAAGAAAAGCACCTAAAGGCTATATGCAGGGCATACAGCAAGGCAAAAAAGTGTTAGCGAGGGAATTATCGTCTATCGCAGAAAAGCACCTTAAAATCGAAATTAGAGACGATAAGAAGCATAACAAGGTATCGCAGAAACAGTATGAGAAGTTTATGGATTTATTGAAAGTGGGTGAAAGTGAATGACAAAAGCGGAAGAACTTTTAAACAAGGCAAAAGAAAAATACGCACAAGGAGAAAAATACAGAGAGCTTGCCAATAGCTATTTTAAAAGTTGTAGGGAATATACGATTGAATACAGGATGGAAAGTGTAGATAGTGTTTTGGATTTTATTCGTGATGAATACAGAGCCGGCAGAATTTGCAACCTTGAAATACTATTGTGTCATTGCCAAAACAAGCTGAATGGAAATATTGATGGAACGGAATTAGACCTTGATGAGCATTTAAGAGGAGTTCCTTTTGAGAAAGTGGGTGATTCGGAATGAATGATTGCAATGGCTGTAGATACGAAAACAGCACAGATATAGAGGTGCATTTAGAATTTTGTACGAATTGTAAAAGAGCCTATTCCAATGAAGAAGATAGGGAATTTCACGAAGATAAGTATAGGACTATAGACTAAAAATCAAAGAAAGGAATAGGTTGTCGCGACATAAAACCGAGGTTTCCTTTTGGTAGATTTAGAATGTATAAAAAGAAAATTAAATGCGAGATATATCGTGATTCAATGCAGAATTACAAGAAATATGCAATACCGCCAGCACAGTTGATTATAGCTGATGTTCCTTATAATGTCGGAAACAACTTCTATGGCAGTAACCCTATGTGGTACAACGGTGGCGATAACAAGAATGGAGAGAGCAAACTTGCAAAAAAGGCGGCTTTTAATTCGGATTTTAATTTCAATCTGTATGAATACTTCCATTTTTGTTCAAAGATGTTGAAAAAAGAGGACACAAAGCCTATCGCAAGGGGCAGAAGCAGTAATAGTCCTTGTATGATTGTATTTTGCTCATTTGAGCAGTTGTCAACATTGATTGCGGCGGCGAGGAAACACGGATTTGTCAATTACATACCGCTTGTATTCTGTAAAAATTACAGTCCGCAGGTGCTTAAAGCTAATATGCGTATCGTTGGTGCTACGGAATATGCACTTGTATTGTACCGAAATAAGTTACCTAAATTCAGAAACGGCTTGCAGATTGATGAAAACGGAAAGAATATCAGAGGTACAGGACATATGATTTTTAATTGGTTCGCTTGGGAGAAAGACGGAAAAGATGTACCGAAAATTCATCCGGCGCAAAAGCCTGTAGCAGTCCTTAAAAAGTTGATTGAGATTTTTACAGACGAGGGAGATGTAGTTATTGACCCTTGTTGCGGCAGTGGTAGCACGTTAAGAGCCGCCGCAGAGCTTGGCAGAAGTGCATACGGATTCGAGATTGACAGAAACTTTTACGAGCGTGCCAAGAATGAAATGCTTGTATTTGAAAAGGATAATCAAATGGATATAAGCGATTTTATAGGAGATACAGTATGAAAGACGAAACAAGGCAGGAAATACAGATTTTACTTGACCTACTCAAAGGCAGTCTTACGAGAAATGGTGTAAGTATGGCAACCGACAATAGTGGCAACTTGATGTTCTTTGATACATCTGCCTATGTTAGAAGTAAAGGTAAGGAATTTGACGGATTTAGAGTTAATATCAACGATTTAGTGAAGTAACAATGTGACAGAACTTGAAGAGGTAATTATGGCAGGCAATTTTATTAAAATTGACAGAAAGATTTTAAAGTGGGAATGGTGGAGCGATATTAATACATTCAGACTTTTTATGTATATGTTGATAAGTGCCTATTGGAAAGACGGAAATTATAAAGGCAAGATAATTGAAAGAGGGTCTTTCCCCTCTTCAATATCTGAATTATCAAAAGAAACTAACTTGTCTGTAATGGAAATTCGTACCTCGCTAAAACACTTACAATTAACAGGCGAAATAACAAGCAAAGCAACAAACAAATTCACGATATTTACTGTGGTTAACTACAATTTGTATCAAACGGATAACAAGCAAGATAACAAACAAATAACAAGCAACTTAACAAACAATCAACAAACAGATAACATTCTATTAACAAACTCTATATTAAAAGAAAGTAAGAATGAAAGAACAGAAGAAATTAAAGAAGATAAGAATATAGAAAAAGATATTACTAACGTAATATCCAAAAAGAAAAGTTATTATCCAGATGATGAATTACTTGATGAAGCATTTAACGAGTATGTGACAATGCGTAAGAGAATTAAAAAACCTATATGCACCGACAAGGCATTACATAGGGCTATGAATACTCTCGAAAAGCTGTCTGGCGGAGATAATGACTTAGCGATTAAAATTCTTAATCAGTCAGTAGACCATTGCTGGCAAGGACTGTTTGAGCTAAAAGAAGATAATTCTAATAAGCAGGGCAATCAGAATTTCGGCAAGGGTGCTATTGACTGGGATAATGTGTAAAAAAAGGAGCGGTAAGAATGAGCAGATTAGATGATACACTTAATGGAATTAATTTCAGATACGATTATCCGCACAACGGAAGGGTTGAATCACTTTTAAGAACAATAGCAATTAATAGTGCTATTATATGCGACAAATTAGATACTATTTCTAATCAACTGAAAGGAGATGGCAATGACAAGAGAAGAAACAGTTAAAATCATCCGCATTATGTGTGATTGCTACCCTAACTACAAGCCTAACAACTTATCCGAAACAGTAGATGTGTGGAATATGATGCTGAATAATTACAGTTATGAACAAGTGTCAGTTGCACTTAAAGCATACATCAACTCTGATATAAGCGGATTTGCTCCAAGTATAGGACAGTTGATAGGTAAAATACAGACTATATCACAACCGCAGGAACTTGACGGAATGGCAGCTTGGGGATTGGTTAGTAAAGCATTACGGAATGGCACATATGGGGCGGTTGAAGAATTTAACAAGCTACCGCCACTTGTAAAACAGGCGGTTGGTATGCCAGACAACCTTAAAAACTGGGCGACATCAGATTATCAGACGATAGAAACAGTAATACAATCAAATTTTCTGAGAACCTATGAAACAGTTGTTAAGCGTGTGAATGAAATAAATCGTATGCCGGATAACATTAAGTCACTTATCAAAAAGGCGAATGCAAATTCGTATAAGGCTCAAATCGAGCAAAAATTCCAAAGAGATATAAATACACTTAATGACAAAAATAGCAACCTTATCGCTCAAAAAGAAGATTCAGAGAGCTATATTGAAGCACCTAGAGAGGTACAAGATAGAATTGACAGAATGAGAGGTTGATTTTCAATGGAGACAACGCCAATTAGTCCGCAGAAGAAATTATATAATTACCGCCGAGAGAATGGATTGTGCCCTAAATGCGGCAAGCCGCTTGATAGAAAAGGCTTTTATTGTGAAGAATGTAGGGAGAAGCAAACGGCTTACAGTAGAGAAACTAGAGAACTTTGCAGGCAGTTTAAAATTTGCCCGGAATGTCGCAAAAATAAACTTGTGGGTGATGAAAAGATATGTCCGGAATGTTTGGCTAACAAAGCTGAATATAGAGCTAATCACCCATTAAGTGATGATAAGCGAAGAAAAAACAATGAAGCATTTAAACAGTATTCGAAAAACTTATACGCTGAACGTAGAAAAGCTGGCACATGTGTTAGATGTGGAAAGGCTAAAGCTGTTAAGGGTAAAGCGAAGTGTTTTATATGCCAGAGTAAAGATAATGCTATCCACAGAAAAAGAACTGAAAATAGGCAAAATATAAAAGAATATCGCAAAGAAAATCACTTGTGCTATCGTTGTGGAGAACCTATTGACAGACCGCAAGGACAGTTGTGTCAGAAATGCTGGCAGACAGACTATGAAAGGGGTAAAAGCCTTAAGAATGATAATAGCAAGCATTTATGGCGGTATGATAATCAATTTTTAAGAAAGCGGTGAACAAATGGAAGAAGAGAAAGATGAAATTATGCAAAGAATACAAGAATTAGAGTACTCAATGCATATCCACACTTTAATTCTGAAAGAAATGCAAAAAGTTTTAGAAGAAAATGTTCAAAACCAAGTTTCAGTACAAAAAATAATAAAGAAAATTGTCAAAATACTTGATAAATAAGGAGTATGTATGAGTAAGTCAAAACAGAAAAAGTTTAAGGAGCAAATGTTACGTGTTCAGATGAATAGGATTAGTAATGAACACCAAAAGAAAAATTTTGAATCAGCATTGATATTAATTATGTGGGTACTACATGATAAGTTCGGTTTCGGACAGCAGAGATTAACAAAAGTACAGAGAGAACTTAAAGTACTTATAGATAACTATAATGACGGATTATTCACAGCGGAAGAGCTTGTTAATCAGTTATACGAAGAAACAGGAATAGAACATATTAAGTTTAAATAAGGAGATAGGCTTATGAAGTTTTCGGGACTGACTAAGCCGGAGCTTGATGAAATAATTGAAAATGCCAATTTTACAGAAGAAGAATTGAGAATATTCAAGTTACTATCACAAGGCAGAAGCATTACAGAAATTGCTATGCGGCTGTCCGTGTGTGATAGAACAGTCAATCGCAAGATAAACAAAATTAAAAAGAAAATAAGTAAGTTGGAGGTTATAAATGATTAGGGTTACTCAAAATGGCGAAGACGTAAAAACAGAAAACATAACTCTTTCAGACAGCTTACTAAAGATAATTGCAGAGATAATTGACAACAAGTAAATATGTGTTACAATGTGCCGTAGAACGTGATAAATGCGGCACATTTATTTATATTATAAGGAGATAAAATATATGGAATGTGTTGCTTATATGAGAGTATCTACTGAAAAACAGGCTGTTGAGGGCAATGGACTTGATAGCCAAAAAAGAGACATTGAAAATTATTGTAGGAAAAATGAGCTTGTAATAACAGATTGGTATATTGACGATGGTTACACAGGTACAAATATGGATAGACCGGAACTTCAAAGGCTTGTGAATGATTGTAGTCGTAAGAGAGTACGCTGTGTTGTAGCTTTTAAACTTGACAGATTATCAAGAAATATGATTGACGGAATATATCTAATTGAAAAAGTATTTCAAAAATATAATGTTGCGTTTAAATGTGTACACGATAGTGTAAATTATGATAGCCCTATGGAACAGGCTTATACGCAGATGATGGCTGTATTTGCACAGCTTGATAAGAACACCATGTTATTAAGAATGCGTGGCGGTATGCTTGAAAGAATTAAGCAGGGTTACTGGATGGGTGGTGGCAATTTGCCTTATTGTTATTCCTACAGTAAGGAACAAGGCATATTAATACCTATCCCGGAACGTGCAGAACAGGCAAGAAAAGGTCTTGAATTGTTCATATCTGGCTATTCAGATGCGAAAATTAAAGAAATTTGCGGCTTTAAGTCTGAACTTGTTACTAGAAGCATTTTGACCGGCGTTGTAAATATCGGAATGATACCATACAAAGGTAAAATATATCAAGGAAAACACGAACCTGTTTTTGATAAAGATAGGTTTAATCTTGGATTAGAACTAAGAAAGTCGAGGTGTTCAGCAAAAACTTACTGCATAACTGAACCTAATTTATTGACCGGATTATGTTATTGTGGAATTTGTGGTTGCAAAATGCGTTATCAAAAATGGGGCAGTGAAAAACATAAGATTTATTGTTGCTCAAGAAATAAATCGCTTTCATATCTGCCTAATTATAATGCAAGCTGTAATAATTCGCTTGAATGGGCGGACGAGATAGAGAAACAAGTAGAAGAAGAAATCCTTAAAATATCACTTGATTTATCATCTTACAAGCCAAAAGAAAAGGCGACAAAACTTGAAATTATGCAATCACAGCTTGAAAAGGAACAGATTAAGCTAAAAAGATTGTATAATCTGTATGCTGACGGAAATGATACTGTCTTAGAAATGATTAAAGAACTGGAAGCACAGATTAAGGAAATGAAATTAAACATTGCCGCTGAAAGCAAAAACGCAATCAATACGCAGAAAAAGGAGTTTGTTTATGAGAACATAAAAAAACTTGCCGACATTTGGGATAAGGTCGACAAGAAACAAAAGAACTTGATACTAAAGACTATAATTGACAAGATAGTAATTGTCAATGGAAATATTGAAATACAGCTTAAGAATTTTTAGCACAAACTTAATGCAGTTCC